GGCTGGAGGAAAGTCTACGTCATTATAGTCCGGGTCTCCGCCAGCGGCTTCCCAAAGCCTGACATAGGTAGGGTCGTTAAAATTTCTCCACTCGGTAGTTCCAACTTTTCTAAACTTTACCTCAAGAGTTATTTTCCTATCGGCAATTACTCCGGTAGACGAGTAACAAAATAGTCCTTGAGGACATACGAAATTAAGAATTATCTCTTGAGCTACGCCATCAGTATTTAGAGCGGTTGTTTTAGTTGTCTCGTAAGTTTCAATGGGGTCAAAGTCGGCAGAGTTTCCGTCGAGTGTTGTGGAAACTGCATCTACCTCATTGTCCCCTTTATAAATTTCAAATGTAGAGTTTAGTCCTTCGTCCCATGCACCCTCATTTGCGACAGGTCTGTTTGGGTCTACAAATCTATGAAGAACGTCTCTGAAGGAAGTTCCGTCTAATAACGGCGAGTCTCCGATTCTCAAATCATTTACGAGAAGTGGTCCATGGCCAAAGTCGTATATACAATAGAGATAGCTGACTAACTCGTTTGTCTCCGGATCTTTGGCAATTTCTGTGTATGGATTTGCTGCGACCGCTGGAAACATTCTGTGCTGCCCGTAAACTTTTGGGACTGATGCAAATTTTCTGACCGCATTTCCTTGGCCAGAAATGGTGTACATTTGGGAGTCTTCAGAGGTTGTTCCCTGTCCGCCAAAACCAAGTGGATCGGCAGTTGGGGGAGGTATTAGCGCGTAAATTAATGCGGCACCTGCAACAGTAATAAAAGCCTGGGTTACGAAAGTCCCAAAGGTTCCAAAACCAAGTCCCCCGGCAAGTCCTGGGGCATAAGCAGATACTACTAGTATCGCCACTACCCGTAAAAAATTCGCCTCATTCTCCCCATGTAGTAGCGGACAAATTAGAACTGAGTCGGTTTCATTCAGGTCCAGAGTTTTCCAAACCGGACTATCAATTTTTATCCCATTAACCAAGACCTGGAATACTTCTTCCTTCGGTCGGTCTAGTGGGATTTTCTCCAGAGCCCTATCAATAGCAGAGGTTAGCTTCTCGCCTTGAACTATATTGAACTTGCTAAACTCTGAAGGGTTATCGGAGAACGTGGAAAGCCTAAGTGTAATCATTTAAAACGCTCTCCCCAGTGGCTCTATAATACCCAACTACAACTTTATCCCAATGTGACAGTCGGTCAATAACACTGCCTTTTCTTTTCCCGGTATGAAGTAACATCCCGTCGCCGACATAGACCGCGATATGGCTCTCAAGACCAAGGACGCTAATCAAAATTACGTCTCCGAACTCTGGACTTTCTACTCTGACAAAGTCTCCTTTGTTGGTGTAAATAAGTCCTTGAGTTTCATTTCTATCCTGCGGAGTGTCAGAGTAATAATGCTTAAGGTCCAGGCCGAAAACTTTTTTATAGAAAGCTCGAGTTAGGTCCCAGCAGTTCATTACCTCGTAAGGGACTCCGATTAGGTCAGAGAAATCCTTATGGGGCATTTAGAAAATACCTGGGAAGTTACTCGGGTTATATTGTTCGCTTGTAAGCTGAGTGTTCATAAAGTCATCAAGGCCAATGCTGGCTGATACTCTCTGCTTGTTGTATTGAACACTCTTAATGAATAGTTCTTCTAAAGACATTTGAACGGCATCCGGCAAAGAGGCAAGAACCATTTCTAGTTTTACTGCTATCTTTTCGTCCGAATCAATTGACCGGATTGGTTCGATTAATTCCAAAGAGACGTTATCAAACTCAATTGCCACTTCTCTTTGAGTCTCTCCGTCGTCAGTGGGAAGTTTAATCATCATAGGGAAAGCCAAGAAGGTATCTCCCCTTGAAACAATTGGCTCAGAGTTATTAACAAACCTTAAAGTCGTAATGTCCGGGTGACTTAGAGTCACTAGAACCAAGAACGGGTCATTAGATTCTTGGGCAAATATCTGTGCTAATAATTCTGGAGATAGGGCGTTAGACATTTATTTTTTCCCACTCAAAGCTAGTTCTGAATTGCCCGCCGCCAAGAGATCTTACTTCTGGAGGTCTAGTGAATCTATACTCGGTAACTGCCCCCGTGATCGGGTCATTGTAGTTAAAAGTGTTTACTCCGCCATTTAAAGTTATGTCATAGAAATCATAGAACACCGTGAACTGAGCAGTAGTCAGGTTTACGGAGCCGGTTAATTTGTCGATAGACTTAGTTGTTCTACGGCGAACCTTAGCAGGACCAATGTCCATTTCAGTTCTGATTGCAGTTTCCCCAATAGAGAAAGCAAAATTTTCTTCATTGAGTAAGCCTTGAAGTGAGCCTGGCCATGTCTCTGCCATTGGTTATGATCCCTTTCTCTTGATGCCGTAGTTAGATTGAAAAGACTTATCAAATGCCCCGGTAGCAATTCCGTCTCTGACTTTATTTGTGATCAATACGTCCAAGACATTCTGTCCGCCCGGTCCAGTGCTGGATTTAGTGCTGATCTCTGTGTCTGAGTTATTGATTATGTTTACCTCTACTGGAGAGGAGCCCATAGACATAGCCGCGTATCCGGAAGACATATTTGTAATTGGTTGTCCGCTTGATGCGAAGGAATACCCTCCGTCCATCATGCCTCCGCCTTTTAGAGCAACAGGGCCTCCGGTTTGTCCAACTGATCCCACTCCTGGGGCAGCAGCAGCACTTCCAAATGAAAGTCCTCCGGCAAATCCCATTAGTCCCTGCACAAGAGGGGCTATGACTTGCAGGCGGATAATCATTCTTGTGATGTCATCAAGTACTGACTGAGTGAACTTCTCAAAGTTAAGTGTTCCCGACTTAGTCGCTTCAAACAGTGCGTCCTCAAGACTAGAGAAAGCATTTTTCATAATGCTGCTTACGTTTGTGGCCATAGTCCCGAGGCCGTCGATTGCTTCGGCGGTTCCAACTAAAATTGATCCGCCAAGACCAAGCTTGCTGTCGATCTTTCCTAGCTCAATATAGTATTCAACTAGGCTTTTCTTTCCGGTCTCTAGTTCCTTGTTTAGTTCCCCCATTTTAATAGCCAGAACACTTTGTCTAAACATGTCTGCTGAGATTGCCCCTCTATCAAATGCAGCCTCTAGAGACTTCATATCTAGATCTTTTAACTTCTTATTAAACTCTGTTAAGTTCAGTTTTCCTTTTTCAAAATCCTCATTCAAAAATTTAATCTCAAATGATTTAAGAGAAGCAAAATACTGTTCGTTTGTTATTTTACCGGCTTTAAGTTGTCTGTTTAAGCTTGCAGTAGCCTTGTCCAGAGTGTCGAGTAACTCCGGCAATCCCCCTCCGCCGCTTTTTGTCTTGGGGATTTCTGTTGCCAGCGGGCTAAGCAAAGCGTTGGCATTAAACTCGTCAAGAGCCGCAGACACAAGGCCCAGGTCTTGGACGAAACTTCCGCCTCGGTTTTTGCTTTCTTTAAATAGCTCATTTGAAATTAGAGTGAAGGGAACTACAGCTTTGTCAGCACTTTTAGCAAGGGCCTCAGTGGATACGGATATGTCAAATATTGCCTTACTCAGCCCTTGATTTTTTACTGAGTTTGAGAATGTTAAAAAAGGCTCTACAAATTTCTCAATATCAAAATTATCGAAGATGGCCACTAGAGAAGTGGCAGCTACTCCTACTCCTATAAGGGCTAGTTGAAATGCGGACAATGCTCCAATAGCCGCCGCAATAGGGGCACCGAAGAAGAAGGCCACAAGACCGCCAACAACTGCCGCCACTCCGCCTAGCACTACTAAGATAACTTTAGATTTCTGTTCTAGGGTGTCTATAAATGCGGCGAACTTCCCGGAAACATCAAACGCCTGATTGAACTTAAACAAAGCATCCTTGGCTTTATTCAATGCCACAGTTACGGACTGGTCGAATGTCTGTCCTAGCTTCTCGGCATCTTCTCTAAGAGATACCTGACTCTTTAGCAAAAGCTTAAATACTTTATCTGTAGTAAGGGCTCCTGACTCAGCTACCTTAAATATATTTTGACCAAATTCTTTTCTTAGTAATTTTGCAAAGACCACGTTCTGCTCTAAAACGCTGCGTAATTCTTGCCCGCGTAGAGCTCCCGCGGCGAACCCTTGCGACAATTGGATCGTAGTGGCCGTTGCCTCCGCAGTCGTCGCTCCAGAAAGCCTGAAGGAGTTTTGTAGTGCTTCAGTTACATCTAAGAGTTGTTCTCCGGAAAATCCAGACTCCGAAGTACTAGCCGAAAGACGCGCGTAGATTGTGGCCAAGCTATCAATCGAAGTCTTTGTGTTATTGGCAGTCTTAAGTATTCCTGCCATTGCTATTTGGGCTCCGGCGGAACTTCCAGTAAGAATTGTAATCCTGCTATTCAATGTCTGCATTGAATCGGACAAATCGGTAATCTGCCTAATTCCAATACCTAAAAATGAGGCTCCAATAATGGTGTTAAAAACATTCCTAAAAGATGCAAAGTCGGTAGACAACTTACTCGTAGACTTGCTCACGTCTCCAAGCTGCTTGGAAATATTCATTAAGTCGCGATTGGCCTTAACGTCAGCGGTTACTATGATTCTTCTTACTTGAGTGTTTTCCGCCATTGTTTTTCACCTTCGCGCTTTGCTGAGCCTTGGAACGCTTTTCTTCTAACTCCAATATCGTGTTATCCATAACCCGAATTAGATATAGAAAATCATCGAAAGATTCCCCAACATCATACAGCCTAGAGTATTCGAGTATAGCCGTAAATGGAATAGGCCCGAGGGCCATTCCATTATATCTACACGTCCCCAGTTCTTGAAAAGCCCTTAGGTAAAATTCAAATGGACCTACGTCCGGCTCTAAGTCGTCAGGACTTAATTTCCCCTCAGACTCAAGCTTTGCAAAGAACCCGCTAGATATTTGATCCCGCCATTTGTGATACCAGCGGAGGTATCTGGCTAAGAGTTTCCCAGGTCTTCTTTGAAGTTATCTACTTTAGATGCCTGTTCAAATAGAGTTTCAAATAGTTCCGGCAAGGCGATTAAAAGTTTAACCGCATTCTCGCGGCTGAACTCTGCCGGAGCTCCGTCAATCTCAACGCCCTTCCAGCCGAGCATACAAGAATCAACAAAGATTTTAATAAGGATTTCTCGCTCTTTCTCTTTGTCGAAAGTGCCCATTTCAATTTGTCTTGCATAGGGCTTGTGATACTTAGCGTAAGCGGCTCTGACCGGAGTCGAGTTCTTTCCGCCAAAGCGTTTCAAATTAAATTCTAAAGTTTCAGAGAGGACTACCACAATCCCCGACTTCTCGAGTTCCTCGTTTGTCTTAAATAGCTTGTCTAGATTTGTTTTCACTGGACCATTTCTCCTTGTTAGATAGTCCTAACGGTTAAATAGAAAAGCCCCTCAGTCAATATCAGACTGAGGGGCAAAAGGAAGAAAGATCCGAGGGGCTAACAACCTCCCTCGGAGTGGTGCGATAAAATTAACCTCGGTATATTACAAGCGCAGACCCGCCAGTATCCGAAACCTTAGCCGTTCCCGACATATCAAGAACTACGTCCTGATTCTGTCCGCCTGAAGCGGGGTCTTCAAAAGAAACCTGAACTGCTGGCATGAAAAATCCATAATATCCGCCAGAGTTTTTAACCATGAAGCCTACGCCGAAAGAGTCTTGGCTAAGTTTACTTGCCAAGATCGGCCATACTTCATTGGTCAGATACGCGCTGATATTAACTTCGATTTGAGCTGTCCCTGGAGTGTAATCAACTGGAGCAATGTCTCCGATTACATTCTGGGGAGTAACATTATTATTAAGGCTGATAGAAACGCTTTGAACTTGAAGGCCGTCAGTTGAGAAAGTTCCCAGTGCTGAAGTCGCGATGAAGGGCATATCTACTGAGCCGTTTAAAGTCTGAGTAGTTGCAGCAGCATCAACAGTTCTGGCATTAGTGATCAGCTCGCCAGCAGTGTCAGCAGTGATGTAGTCATTGCCAGAGAAGGTAACTGATCCCGTGATCAAGTCTCCGAAAGCTACGTCTACGCTTAATTCAGAGGCAATCATACCAAGATAGTTGATACCTTTAGTGGTAAGGTCAGTGAACTTCTTTTCGATTGAGAAAGACTTCTTAGTAGTTCCAATTACAAGTTTATCAGACCGCTTGTATGTAGTCCCAGTTCCAACTTCATTCACAATTCCTTCAGGTCCGACGAACTCAAGGACGGTAGCTGAAGTAACTTCTGTCACCATAATCTGGACGTTATTCGCACTAGCTGCAAATCCGCCGAGAGTGACAATGTCGCCTACTGCTAAAGTAGAAGACCAGTCGCCTGAAGCGCGGGTCAGAGTATTGAGTCCGGTAATAGTTAAATCTACAGTGACAAGGGACTGAGTTGTCCAGTCAGAGTACATGGCGGAGGCCATGAATAAATCCAAGGGGCCTTCCTTGGCCAATTCAAAGTTCAGAGCTCCTTGAACTTCTAGGCCAGTGACAACTTGGCCGGAAGACATTCGGTCAATTCTGATTTGTTGGCTCTCTACTGTTGCGGGAGTTCCAGACAATGCCTCTGAAGTAAATCGGGCAGTGCTAAAATTCCCCGCTCCAGGAGTAACGCCGTATGTTGATTCTTCAATAAAGGCCACTCGGACCAGGTTAGATGACGTCGCCATAGTATGTTTCTCCCTAAATTATAAGTTTAAATCACGTTCATAGTTTACAATAAAACTCGCACTTGTATATCCGGCCTCAAAAGATATTGTGGCACCTAGACCAAAGTTCGCCGGAGTTACTGATTGAATAACAACGTCGTTAATTCTCTGGCCCCGAAGCGCATCCCGTAAGGTTTCGGCTCTGGTTAAAATGTTAACTGATTCTCCCAGAACTGCAACGCCTACGACATGGATATAGATAGACCCATACTCTCGGTATTTGCCGACCGCGTTAGTGGCTGGAACGGAAACCGGCTCCTCGTCACTTCCCAGGAATTGGATACCGACCCACGGATCAGACATAGTAATTCCAGCATCAATGACCAGGTCTTCGATGTCTGAGAACTGGCCCGATAGATCAATGAAAACTTCTGTCGGAGCAGATGCCTCTAGAAAAGTAATTACTTGGTCTCTTACGTAAACTGAACTCATTTTGTACCTTCCGCTTTTACAAGTACCTTTATCGACGGATAAACGTAAGGGCCTTTGTTTCTCTTATTGTCCGGGTGAAAAGTCTTTCTCAAAGGGGCTACTTGCCTAGAGGAGTTACTTGGTTTCTCGCTGTCTGGAATACCGCCGCCGTTAATGAAGTCGGCGAACACCAGAAAATTCCCCTTAAACATTCTCTTAAATTTCTTAGCTGTCTGGAAATATACTCCGTTTGGTATTCTAACCTTTGGCCCAGCCCGTTGTCTGGCATCTTTAGATTTCCCCAAAACCCGTTTTCTGTTCTGGGCTGTTACGCCTTCTCGCTCGAGCATTCCGGCGTAGGGGGTGACATTAACAAAACGGATTAAATCTCCGTTAGTGATAAAGTCTCCCTCTCTTGCAATGAAGGACTCCATTTCTGAAATGTTTCTTGCGACCAGTGCTCCGTTCAATAGGACTAGATGGCTGATTGAGTATAGGCCGGTCAGCTTTGGAGATCTAATTACAATTTCGTTATACATATCAATCAAGGCTTCGCCGATGTCGGCTCTAGCAACGTACTCGATAGTTCCAAAAGTCTTTACATCAAATTTAGATTTGCCGAACTTTCCGTCTACTAGCCTTACGGCCTCTTTATCAAAACC